AAATAGAATTGAAGAAATACAGTCAGGCAGGTCAACTTTTTCAAGTGCGTCTGCATTATCTTATAAAGGGTTAGCAGAAGCAATGCAAAGTGAAATTCAAATTAGAAAAACTGCTGGAAGATGGGGAAAATAAATTGAACGAAACTAAAAAAGTAAAAATAGAAACTCCAATAGGCTCTATTGAAAGTGATAGTGGAAATCATTTTGTTGATATTGCCAGTGTTATGTTAATAATTATGTGTGTAGTTATGTTTAGAAAGGTAATGAAGTTATGATATTAACTAAAATGGTTATAAACGCTGTTGCTAACAAATTAGCAAAACATTTTAGATTAGACAAAATAATGTCTTATGTATTTGATGATAATGAGTTAGACGTAAAAGTAAAGAAACTAGAAAAAAGAGTGAAAGCTCTAGAAAAGGAGTAATAATGCCACAAGGTAAAGGAACTTACGGATCAAAAAGAGGCAGACCGCCTAAAAAGAAAAAAACAACTAAAACTAAAAGGAGAAAATACTAATGTCAGGTTTTGGAAAAATAGTTGCTGGATATATATTCAATGACGAAATGAAAGAAAAAATGATAACTAAAATGAATGAAAATGTAGATATTCCATTTATTTCAGAAAAAACAGAAGCTAAAATCTTAGACGCTATTTGGGATAGTGTTGAAGAGACAGTAAAAGAAGCGTTAATTAAAGATTAATGCCTAAAGCTACTAAAAATATCCCTGCATTTGCAGGAGGGGAGATTTCAAAATTTAACCCTAGAGATATACCTGATGAAGCCTTGTCTAAAGGTCAGGATGTTATGATGGATAATCCTGGCAAGATAAGGCTTATGGGTAAAAATGAAATAACTTTATATGATTCTGATCTTGAAAATTTAGAAGCTAATGTAACACCAGGGTATGGTTTATATACTTTCAGAGCAGATAAACATATTAGATTAAGTGGCGGAATAAGCTCTACATCTTCTCATACTTATGCTTCTGTTGCATACACAAAAATTACATGCTCTAAAGCACATAAGTTTGCTGTTGGAACTTCTGGCTCTGGAGCATATGTATATATTATCGGAAACAAAACTAGTACAGCCGCAAAAGATACTGCTTTTATAAAAAGACATAAAATACTTACTGTAGTAGATTCTACTAATTTTGTAATAGATTTAGCTTGGAGCAGTTTAAATGAAGATGTTAGTGGATTTAGTTGGATATGGAATCCAGGATGGGGTATAAGACCTTATTATGATATTGATGGAAATTATTGCGATGCAGCTGACCAGGATCCTTCAGATACTGATAGAGTTTATGATATATGTACTGCTGAAGACAATCCTTCTGTATCAGATCCTATTGATGGAGAATTTATATATATTGCTATACAAGATTTAAATTCAACTAACATTTATCATTATACTTACAAAGTTCTATTAACAGATATTTCTGTTTTAACAAACCAAGAAGCTGATTCTATAAATCAACAACATGTAAAGCCAGATATGATTTATGTTAACAATGGTCTTAGAATTTCTGATGGAAATACTATGCACAATAAAAACAACTCTATCCCCAAATGGTTTGGTTATACACCTAAAAGAACTTCTTTTGTTCAAGCGGATTTGATTAATAAAATTGCCAAACCAAGACTATCACATAAAGGTCAATGGAATGTGTTTAGTGGGGAAAAAGATGATGTTATAAAAAATGAATCTAATGTATCTGGAGTTGTTAATGCTACTCTAGAAATGCCTAAAGATTTATTACTTGGTGGTGAACCTGCAACTTACTCTGATTATTCAGGTTTACAATTTCAAGTTAGTCAATATAAAACTAGAGATGGGTCTGATGCTGATGCTGTAGGAGGTGTAAGTAGTTTATGTGATGGAGAATACGATACTCACCAAGACACTGATGGTACTAATTATATAGACCCTCAAAGCGAAAAAAGTGGTGGAAGAATAAATTTAAATGAGGGAGATGATTTTCAAACTGATTTATTTCCTGAATATCCAAGACAAGTTCACATGGTTGTGTGTGGAGATACTAGAGTTTCTGGAGATTGGCAAGGCGCTTCAGGTAGCGAACATAATAAATTAAAATTTGGAATGGCTTGGGTTTATGGAACTAAAACTCAGTATCAAGAATCAAAAATATTTAAAAATGATTTAGTTGAAATTAAACCTACTAATACACCTCAAAATACTGATAGTGCTGATGCGCCTGATTTTGTAGATAATATGACATTTAGAATAGAATTTTTTGTAAATGCAGAAGATAGATGGGATGATGATGCTAAAACGGAAACTACTGGATTAAGTGATTGGCATGATCCTAGATTAATTGGCGCTTCTATCTATATAACTTCTGATAGCGATGGAGCTATAGATGATCCTCTTTGGCTTGGAACTTTATATTTAGATTCAAATGAAGGGTTTATAGATAGTTACGGAAATAAATTTGAGTGGAAAGCTTCTTGGTCCAGAGAGGCTAAGAGATCTTATATAGGAGTAGGCGGTTATGGTGATTTATTAAAATCTGACAAAAGTCCTCCTGATGACGGACATCAAGGAAATCATTACAATAGAGGAAGTGCTACAAATGATGAATATGCAATAGGTTGTTCTATTAGAAGAGTTCCTACTTTAACTTATAAATTAAGAAATTTTGGATTAGAGCCTTACGAAGAAGATCAAGGTCAACAGGTAAGATGGAAAACTTCTGTTTTTGCTCAAAATAGATTATTTGTAGGAAATGTTGAGTTTTTAGATGGAGCTTATAAAGGGACTAGATACCCTGATAGAATGCTTATTAGCCCAGAAGTTAAATATGACTCTTTTCCTCATGATTCTTATATTGATGTTCAAACTAATGATGGTGACCAAATAATCAAATTAGAATATTTTAAAGGCAAACTTTTGCAATTTAAAAGAAATATATTATACGTTATAGATATTAGTGGAGAGTTCTACTTTAATGAAGCAACTCATCATTATATTGGAATTAAAAATCCATGGTCTTCTACAGTCACTCCTGGAGGTATTGCTTGGGTAAATAACACAGGTTTATTTATTTATGATGGAAGCAAAATGGTAAATTTAATAGAAAGCAAAATTAGTAATGATGTTTGGGACGAATTTAATGGAGGGTCTGAATCCACTTCTTCTCCTATGATAACTTATATTCCTAAAGATAAAAACATTTTAATTGCAAGAGATCCAAATGTTTCAGGAAATGGAAATTCAGGAGATGTTTGGATTTATGATGTAGAAACAGAATCCTTTACATTTGGGGTTAGTAGAGTTAGTAATTTCCCAAAAAGTAATTTTACCAAAGGTTTTAATGATAAATCAATATATGGAGTAGTAGGGTCTGAATATAATGAATCACCTCAAGTATCAGAAACTGTTGAGGGAGTGTTTTCTGGAATTGCAGTAGGGTCTTTTTATTTTACTGGTGGAGCTACAACAAATAGTGTAACATTACAATATTATAAAGGAGACTCTTCTTGGACTACTGTTAGTACAGGATTTATTATTCATGATGAATGGAATAGTCATATTCAAGGAGGAACTCATCTAGCTAATGTATTAAAAGCAAGAATTGGTACTAGTGCAGAAAATGCTACAGGTGATTTATATGTTAGCGATATACAATTTACTCCTGGGGGAGGTATGTATGTACAGCTTACTGCAAAAACAGGAGGAACTGCATTAAATACAGGTAATGGAGACCAAACTGATACAGGTTATAATTCATTTAAACTTACAGGATCAGGAACTGATTGGGCAACAACAACTGATAATGCAGGGACAACTCCTGATATTGGTACAACAAATGGTATTACAGGATGGGAAACTACTAAGCATATGCAAGGAGGCTCTGCTGGAGTAGCAAAACGAGTAACTGTAAATATAGATAGAAACAGTTCTACTAGAGTAGGCGTTGTTTATAGTATGATTTTAAAAGTCTATCAATTTCATTCTAATACTAATATACTCCATGAATTACACTTAAATTACACTACTACAGCTAGTGATAACTCTGATAATAATTTAGCAACTTCTATTTCTAATACCTTAAAACAATTAGGTGAAGGGATAAATAATTTTGATGATTTGGGAGATAGTATAGATGCTTTAAATTATGTTACTATTGGTTCTGCTAGTAGTGGAGCCTTTACGATAGAATCAAGCGATACTAATTATAAATTTGATTTTAATATTTTTATTAATGGACAAATTACATTAGAGCAATTTTCTTCTAATTCTAAAGACAGTAGAAATATGCTTATGCATACAAAAGAATATGATTTTGAAGAACCAAATGTTAGAAAGAAAATATATAAACTATATTTAACTTATAAATCTAATGATACTTCTTCAGATAGTTCTAGTTTATCAGGAGTAAGAGTTTATTATGCTATAAATGGTAGTTCTACTTTTCATCCTATGAAAACAAAAAGCAGCTCTGATTCTGCGGGAACAGCTAGTAATTTACCTTCGTCAACAGATTTTACTCAAATTGAATTATTACCAAATCCTTCCTCAAGCGCTAATAAGCCTAATAAAGTATATTCTATCAAGTTTAAAATATGTAGCGAAATAACTTCTGGAGGAACTGTTTCTAATGTTGATGGATTTGAATTAAATGACATGTCTGTTATTTATAGATTAAAATCGATTAAATAATGTCTGATATACTTAATAAGATTACCAGGCTTAGAAATGAAAAGGCTAAAAAACCTACATATAAGAGAGGTTACCCATCTGCGGCAGAAGGCGATAATGGCGATATATCATTTAGAGCAACAGAAAACGGCTTAGCTCTTTATGCTAAAATTAACAATGAATGGTTCAAGTTTGGTGATGGCCTTAGAGTAGGTAGATTTGGAGAGGGAAGAAAATATACAAATTCAGGTAAATGGGGAAAAGATCTAGTTGGTGACAACCTAACTATAGGTAATAAGAAAACTAAGCTAGATAAGACTAGTTTAAAGACAACATTAGAGCTAGAAAATGTAACTAATGAATCTAAATCTACTATGTTTACTAATCCTTCTTTTACTGGGTCAGATAAAATAAATACAGCTAGTAGTAATAATATAAAATTTCAATATGACAATCCAGATAACAATACATTAGTTGATATAGTTACACTTTTAAAATCTCCTATAATAAGGTTTATGTCTGGAGCAACTCCTCGTTGGAAAATGGGTTTTGATACAGATGATACCGTTAATAAATTTAAAATAGATAACGGAACAGGAAGTACATTAGCTGACCCTAGTGAATTTGAATTAGATAATAGTGGTAATTTAGTTTTATCTGGAACTTTAACATCAAGTAATGGAGTATGTAGTGGTACAGGAGCAATAGATACAGGAAGCTCTAATATAACTACTACAGGAACAATATCTTTTGGTAGTTTAACAGATTCAGGTGAAAGTATAACTATTACTAAATTTGTAGATGCAGCAGATACTATTGTAGGTAATAATAATGATACTACAATCCCTACTTCAGCTGCAGTAAAGTCTTACACAGATACTGCTACTGCTGCTCTTGTAGACTCTGCTCCTGCTGCTTTAGACACACTTAACGAACTTGCTGCTGCACTTAATGATGATGCAAGTTTTTCTACTACAATTATTAATACTATAAATCGTATTTATGGTACTGATTTAATTAGTAACGGAACATTTGATGCTGACACTCATTGGTTAAAAGGAACAGGTTGGACTATAGGTAGTGGTGTTGCTAGTTGTGATGGAAGTCAAAGTACTTGGTCTGCAATGCAAAATAATCAAAATGGAGCAAGTAATGCAGTTACATTAGGAAAGACTTATATTATTACATTTGATATGACTCGTTCTGCAGGGAGTATGCAAGTTAAAACAGGAACTAATCACGAAACACATAGTTCAGCAGGAAGTAAAGTTACAATATTTACAGCAACAGCAACAACTTGGTATTTTACAGCAAATGCAGATTTTGTAGGAACAATAGATAATGTAGTATTAAAAGAAGTTCTTATATCTCCATTAGATTTAACAAAATCAGGCGATGTTAGTTTTGACACAGATACATTACATATTGACAGTTCTAACAATAGAGTAGGTATAGGTACTACAAATCCTGATAGCACATTACACGTTAAAGGAGCAGGAAATGATAATAGCACAACATCATTTGAAGTAGACGATAGTGGTGGACAAAATTTATTCTATGTTAGAGATGATGGTGTAGTTAGTATAACTCACGGATATTTATTTGCACAAGCATCAAGTGGTATTTATTCTACAGGCTCTATAAAAGCAAGAGGTGGAGTTACTGATGATGCAGGAACTTTAGGTTTAGGTGGTGGTGGTAATTTAGACCATTTAAATATTCTTAGTGGTGGTAATGTAGGTATAGGTAATACAAGCCCTAACCATTTATTACACGTTGGAGATGATGTTGCTGCTACATTTACAACTGCTCCTGATAAAGCAATACAATTATCAAGTTCTACAAATGACCACGAAATAGCCTATATATTGTATGCAGGAGAAGGCACTAATAACATTAGAAGTAAATACTATGTTGATGATGATACTAAGTATGTAGGTTGGGATTCTACTCATAGCACAGGGTGGCTTGGTTATGAATGGAAGATTGCAGGTAGCCAAAGTATGAAACTTGACACTTCAGGTAATTTAACTTTAAGTGGTGCAATAACTTCAGATGGCGATGTATTTATCCCATCAGGCAATGCTCTACAATTAGCAGATGCAAATGACCATACAAAAATAGAAAGAAGTACAGGTTTACAATTTTATACAAATAGTGCAGCAAGACTTAATATACTTGATTCAGGTAACGTAGGTGTAAATACTACAGCTCCTACAGATAAATTAGAAGTATGGAGTGCAGAAACAGAAGCATATCACTATCCACTTGTAATTAGAAATCCTTATAACCATGCAAGTGATGTTGATTTTGGTGTTGGTATGAAA